TCCCCTAATCAAAATCACCTACTCATAATTATGGGTAGGTACTCCAGTCAGAGTCACTCTCTGACGTAGTCCCAGTAGACCTCTCCCGTATCGCACAATGATGCGAGCGTAGGGGGCTTGGAAGTTACTCCAAGCAGTCTGCTAAGATCGTCGTCGTACTGCGGCCCTGAGCGCAGAAAAGTGGCATAAAGCCACATCTGCACTATCATCGCTTTGGTGTAACCATATGCGGTGACCTCAGACGTCCGGTTCTTACGACGAGTTTTCATGACTAGATGCACTTCTCGCTCATATGGGCAAGATTCCATCTTTGTCATGTCGTACGGTGCTGGCGCACGTTTGAACTGTGGGACTGGTTCCCACAAGTCATCGCACAACACGCCAGGATTATGTGAGGTCATGCGAGGCTCTAGGCATCGCACAACAGCCGTTAGAAATATCCTTGCGACTGTATTCTCATATAATGCGTGCTGTAAGGAGCACAGCTGCCCTAGTGTGGCAGCCACATCTGCATTCCTAAAGCTAACCGTGCTTCTCGGCCAATACTTCGATGAGAGGGCATATCCGTCGAAATATTCGACGCCACAACTCTCCCTATATCGGCTATCCCAACCAAATGATTTGGTTGTATTCACCGAGAATCGAAGCTGTTCAAGCACTTGCACCACGGTATCGTAAACCGCAACGTCGACGAGGAGATCGTCCCCGAAAACGTGCGGTAGTACGAAGCTCTCGCCGGTCAGGCGTGAGCAAACTTCTGTTACTTCGAGACAAATTGCCAAAAAGACAATAGACTCGATTGGAAAAGTAACGGCGGAACCCGAAGTGCAAAACATGTCCATGCGACGGGTAACATGACGAACATGTGTTCCCTTCTTGTTAGTAACCATCGCGGAGTAATACCGCGGAAGGTACTTATCAAGCTCGCGGACAACTGACAGCGGTAGGACGGAGTAAATGAACGCTCGCTCCAGACTATCGGAAGCGGCCGACAAATCAATTGTAGCATACGTTGGGTTAAAAGACCCTTCCCATGCCAACCGTTGATTCGGGCTTTGGTCATGAAGATCTAATAGATCAACATAGCCATTACGCTCAATACACCGTTCGATCTCCAAGCGTATCGCCTGCATATGGAACTGTCTATAGGCATGCTCCTCTGCAATGACACGCGCAGTTTTGTATGATTTAGGTACTGACTGCACGATAGCACAATAATCCGAAGGATCTCTCTTCGTCCGGTCATTGCCTATCGGTAGGAGAGGACTATGAAATAAACAGGGCTCCCAGTAGCTATAAGCACTAAGCTTATCAGCAAGAGGCCTATCGGCATCAGCCGCGACCCCAGCAGAAAAGAACCCCTTATCATAGTCAACACTAAATCCGGCCAGGATACTACTAAGCCTAGCACGGACCCTTTCGACCCAAAACTGGGAGCGTTCTGAACGATTCCCAATTTTGCATTTGTCGTTAATTTTGTCAAAATTATCGACAGATGCTTGAGAAATAAGGTCGGCTGATACTGGAGAAAAACGCTTAGGGAACCTAAGTAGCTGCAATGCTACACGGTCATCCGGGGCGTCTCCGATTACTCGGCTAGCGAAGGGGACGGCATAGCCATCCTCTACACCAGAGGCAATCCTATCAACTGAATACTCAGTTTGAATGAATATGTCTGCGGCCTCACTACATAGAGCAATAGTAGCGAGGAGGCCACGAGCCTTCAACATTTCTATCAGCTCGAAACGCCCAGTACGACTAATCTCGTCGATCTGGAATATCCAAAGATTGATTATCAAAAAATAACTCATTAAGTTATTCTTGATATATGCAGTAGGATTACTGGACATCTTAGGAGCGTCAATTGACGCAATCTCCTCAGCGTCATTGACGCTGACTGCAGAATATGAAGTTGTTGCACGGCTGATTACATTGTAATCAATCGTATGCGTACCCTTGGTACTAGTAGTCTTACTACCCATAGTGTTCTCCTTTCAGGATTAATCCTCAACAGGTTGTAACGCGCTTCTCATCAGATCGGCAAAACGCCACTCATTAGCTGTTTTATCAAAACATGCTCCGAGCAACCGGTATAGTACAGTCTCAATGTGAGTATCTGTAATTGTACCCGTCTTCTGATGACGTACAGTAAGATACGCTACGATGGGCTCATCATATAATATGTTTCCATCGCCGTCACGTGTCCTCAAAATCTCCTCAAGCTTAATGACGTATTGTACGCCATTCCGCACTTTAGAGGGATTCTGGATAGCCTGGGCAGTCGACACCTTGTCGATGTCCTGACATCTGTACGTAAGTCTCTCGCCCTGGTCAAGGGGTGCAGTCTTGTTCTGCATCTCCACAACCGAAGGCTGCTCTCCTACAAGGGCATAATTAGTTTTCGCTCCAATGTCAATGACAGATGGGGCAACGCCCGATATAGGAGTTGTGTTGGTAAAAGCGAAAGTCGTGGTATTAGCCACACTCGCCTCCTTTCCGCCCTCAAATAAAAAGGGCAATTGCATCCGCGATCCTCAGGAACACAGTCCTTTGAGAAGCCTGTGCAATCGCAAGATATGGAATTGTTGACAATTTTCGTCCTGGCAAACGGACGAACACCTCGCGATCTCCTTCAACTTGTGAAATAGACCACCAGATGTCTCTCGGCTCGTACCTACAGGCATCCAAATTCTGAAAATATTCAATAATGGAGCCTATTGGGAGAAACCAATCAGCTACGAAACTGTATGGGATCATGTCCCATACATTCAGCAAATTCAGCTCTAAGCCAAAACGCTGCAACGTAGTAGATACATCCGTTGGGATGATCTGGGCAGTGTCGATATGGAAGCCAACCCTATATACCACACTACCACGTGTGTATTGCCCATACACCTTAACGAGATCTGATCTCGATAATCTATCAAGCCTGCTAAAAGCAGACTTGAGTTCGCGAACGTCTAACTTAGTCGTGTTATAAACATAACGATAGCTAAGCCAAGCGTCAGAAGCGGTCCTTGGAATTTCACCAAGAATCGATCCTGAAAATAAGGCCGCCAGTAAATTAGCAGCCTCTAACACGTTCGCCGCAAGATTAGTTGCGGCCTCTGGTAGGCTCGCACATGCCTGCGTATACGCCGTCTCCAACCCACGGGCAATAGGGCCGGGCAATGATCCAATATCGAGATACCGCTCTGCGACTTTAAAAAGTCCGCCAAAAACAGCATCAGAGATAGAGAGATCAAAATTTGAGAAGTAGACAACCTGCTTACTTCCCACCCAACGACTAGACGAATAATCGTCGTCACGGGTAACAACGGTACCCCTGGCTTCGGCAAACGTGATAAACGCAAGCCGATCACTTACACTATCAAAGTTGTACGTATGCGTCACAGACGCAGATGTCCATTGATAGGTAAACCATTGGTACTTAATTCTGGCGCCATACTTGGTCCTCTTATACCACCGGAAATTAGTCCCGTGATAATAAGTATAGACCCAGTTTTTGCCATAGGTGGTACCGGGTTTGAAAGCGCCCAAAATGGTCACCTCATTCCCTTTCATAAAGATCCAATTGGTGCCTCCAGAACGGGGCATCTTTAAGGATCCTTGTGTGTACCTCCCACTTATCATCCCAAAATTATCGAGTGATAAGCTTTCCTCGGAAATTCCATGGACGTGATGTCTCTGGACTCCGAGAGGGCCACTGCCGTACTCCGGGTATCCGAACCGTGTTCGGTACTCGTCGTCCAGGTCTTCACCATCGTCGGGAAGACAGAGGACACCCCAGTTATCGCCTGAGAACAAATTCCCAAGGTGTTTAAACATGGCATACGTCTTAATAGACATAGCTGCACCTCCTTTCAGTGGTGTGGTTAGGGGCGTATG